AGTGAAAATATAAGTCTAGATTAGTATAGTGTAGGATGTAAAGAGAGATATAGGGATATAAGGGGATATATAATATTATATCTATCTCTATCCTACCACTACCACGCTTACAAAATCGAAAAAACAGGGCTTAATTCTTTTTATTGTAAGCATTTAAGACTGGTAGCGAAGTGATAAAATTTCTATGTATAGAAACATTATCGCTACCAGTAAAAGAGTAAGTGTATATAACATAAAGAATTGTGGGTCCTGTCTGAAATCAAAGCTTCGGCGCTAGTGCCGTTCGGGCCCGCAAAAAAAAAACTGCGAGGTCAATTAACAAATTAACGATTTTTTGACTGATGATTTCCCGATCTTTCTGCTAGACAAATGTTAAGCGTTCGCCTATATATTAATGTGTGGTAAAATCATCAAGTAACACACCAATCAATCAGTCATCCTTCTGGCGGAAATCACAATGCCCATATTAAAGCAAGCCCGCTTTGCAGCTCTATGCAAAGTCAACCGAGCTGCGGTCAATCAGCTCATCTCCAAAGGTACGCTTATCGCAACACCTGATGGCCGCATTGATACCGATAACCCCGCAAACCAGTCGTATATCCTCAAGCACAACCCAACAGCACTGCTTACACTTAATGATCAACCACAACCAACCCCGAAACCACCCACATCAAAGCCGGTAAAAGCTCCAAAACAAAAAACAGACCATAAAACAACCGTCAAACCTGAACCGCAACAAGTAAAACCACAGGGGCAAGCAAAACCGCAACCGCCGCAACCATCTATTGGCCCCAGACAGGAGCCGCAACTAGAACCATCACCGGAACAGAACCAAGCGCTATCACCAGAAGAGTTTACCGAGGTCTTACGCAAAAATTATTACGAGTCGCAAAAAATAAAAGCCGATGCACAGATGAAACAGGTAGCCCTGGATAAACTGCATGGAACACTCGGGGAACGGGATGTATTTGAGTCTTTCGTTCTGGAACTCTGGCAATCACTCCAGCGAAACTATATCGATGTGGCCCCGAAGCAAGCATCGTTGATCTGCAAACGCCTCGGCATGGTAGGCCATGAAACCGAAGTCATGGACGTGCTTGAGGGTGATATCCAAAAACGCATGGACAACGTGGCGCACGAAATCAAAAGCATACTGGAAGGCCGCATGACGCAAAAAGCGGACATCGAAGATGGCGAGGAAGAGGAAGCTGAAACGACAAGTAAGAAAAAGGCGACAAGAAAATGAGCAAGCCGACCACCACCCCAGATAGATACAATATTAAGCTCCCAATCCACCGCCACAAAGTAGAGTCCATCCGTACCCCAGAGCAACGCGACGATTTCATCCGCTTCCTGTCTGGTCTCGTGGATACTATGCCGCGCGGAATTCCCAACATGCCCGCATCAGATTGGATTGAGGAGCATATCGTAATCGTTGAAGGCGATTATCAAGGCCCATACTCGTTCCGCCTGACGCCGTACCTCCAGGAAATCGCGGACCGAATGAGTATCCGATCCTTAACCCAGGAAATCGCAATCATCAAAGCAAACCAGCTCGGAATGTCGATGCTGTCTTTTGCCCTCATCGCCTACTACATCTACTACGGAGTCGGCCCACAAATTTTTGTATCCGGGGATCAGACCATGGCCGAGGAAACTTTTGAAAAACGCCTTGACCCGCTCCTTGAAGCGTCCGGATTGCGCCATCTCATCAAGCCAATCGTCAAAAAATCTGGCGGCGCGCGAGCAACAGGCGATACCAAGGGAGTCAAAGCATACAAAGGCACCCACATTCGCGCCGTCGGCCCGAACTCAGAAGGCCAGCTTCGATCAATGCCAGCCCGCATCGCAATCGTCGAGGAGATTGATGTATACCCTCAAACCCTCAAAGGCAAAGGCAACCCCGTCGAAAAAATTGTTCGCCGTACCGACAATTATGGCGTCAATCGCCGCATCTACTACAACTCCACCCCGAAGGAAAAAGCGACGAGCCAAATCCTACCCCTGTTTGAAGCTGGTACAAAAAGCCTATATACATGGGTGTGTCCAAAATGCGGGCACCGACAGCCATTTGTATGGGCTGGCATGGATTGGGACAAGAACGAAGACGGATCGCCTCGCGTCGATATGGACGACGACGGCCGCGTGACGCATGACCCGACATACTACCGTTGTCAAAATCCGCAGTGCGACCACACTATCCGCGAGCACGAAAAGTTCAAGCTGCTATTGACCCGCAAGCAAGGCGGTACGGCCGAATACGTCCCGCAAAAAAAGCCCGACCGCCCCGGCCTATGGTCGTGCCAGGTCAACGCCCTATACTCACCTACCCGCTCATGGCTGGATATTGTCCTGCAATATTGGCGCGTCAAAGATGACCCGATCCTGTACCCCGACTTTGTCAACGACTCGCTTGCAGAATGTTCCGACGTTACAGTCAAAACCCCCGAGCCGCATGTACTAGCCCGCCGTGCTGAATCGTGGACGCAAGAAGACGCCCGCATCCCCCAAGGCGTCATCTTTACCACCCATGCCACGGACGTGCAGGGCAACCGTATCGAGTCCGCTTTGGTTGGCTGGGGGAAAAATGACGAAGCCTGGCTACTCAAGTATTGGACCTTCGACGGCGACCCAGCCGATCCGGATGACGATTGCTGGAAACGCTGGGCGCAAACAATCACCGATGAAGCAATTCGAGAAGATGGAGTCAATATAGGCGCTCCAAAAATAGTTTTTGTTGATGCTGGCTTTTCGACCGACGCTGTGATGACGATATGCAGTATGTATCCGCCGCGCCGCAATTCCCCGAACGGTGTCTACCCGGTATTTGGCCGGGATCAGCAAATCGTCGGGAGAACTTACAAAAAAATCCAGAGTCAAATCGCAAATCCAACCATCCTAATCAACGACCCGCGTTTCAAGAAAATGGTCTATGCCAGTCTTAGTCGTGACCGACCAAGCCCAGATGCACCATTCCCCAGGTACTACATCCACTTCCCGGCAGACCTGCATCCAGATTTTTACAAACAGCTTGTCGCCGAAGAAATGATTGAGGTAGTCGGTAAAGGTGGCCGTGTGTCCCATCTCATACAAAATACCCACCAACGCAGGAATGAGCCGTTGGACATCATGAAAATGAACTATGCCGCACGATTCTACCTGTGCTCTGAATATTACGAGGCAATCAACAAAAACCGAAGAGCGAATAAAAAAACAGAAATAGCCGTCGATTGGGTGAAATTCTTTGAGATCATGGAGTCATACAATGAGTAGCCAATACTACCGTGATAACTTCCCGGAAATCCTCGGCAAGCTCCAACGCGCAGGAATCACCCTGCAAGAGGCCGGCGCCGAGGCCATGACCATGGGCGCAAAGCTCATCGCCGTGCGCTACAAAAAAGCTTTGAAAGGCAAAACGAAACTCCGTAACGAGAAATTCACGCTCGGTTCTGTCGTCGTCCTCCAGGCCAAGGCATACCACTCCGATAAAAAAACCTTGCGCCGAATGGACAATGTGAACGCCATCGTCGGCGTCAAGCAACTCCGGGGCGATACGCACTACCTTGCGGCAATGGAAATCGGCAGCAAGAAAAAAGGCTCTAAAGCATCTGGCCATCGTGTCCCTGTACCTCTTGGCACAGCACGTGAAGGCGACCAAAGAAAACCAGTAGCTGCAAAATACCGATTGTCAAAAGGGGTTGCGCAATACCAGCGGCAACTCGGAACTCCAAACGTCAGGCAACAATATGCGCTCCTGTATGCTCTCGCCAAGCGTGGACTCAAGCCAGGCCTGTATCAGTCACCAGACGCAATCTTCCACGTCACCCGCAAAAAAGTGACCATCGTCCGCTATGCCGACCGTGACGCAGTGCAAATTAATCCGAAACCGCTGTTCGAGGGCGCCGTCAAAGAATTGACCGAGGCTGAAATTGACCGCCTTTGGGTAATCGGTGCAAAGAAAAAACTTGCAGAGTTAGACAAACAATAGTTTCCCTTGACAAATTATAGCCAAGCGCATATATCTATCATTGTCGGGATAGAGCAGTGGTAGCTTGCCAGCCCCATAAGCTGGAGGACGATGGTTCAAATCCATCTCCCGACCATTTGCCGGATTTGTCCAACGGTAGGACGCGGAGCCTGTAACTCCGCTATGAGGGTTCGATTCCTTCATCCGGCTGAAGCCTTGCGGTGAGGTTTACTGTGCTAGAGCATGAACGTGATGCCAGAAACCGCAATTATTTTTGGATGGTGGCCAATGAACGCATACCAGATCGCAAAGTACTACACCCTCGAACAAATAGACGCTAAAATCGCCGAGTACCAGTCTGCCGCCGATGGCGCTATCACTGGCTCATATTCTCTTGATACTACACAAGGCAGACAGTCTGTAACCCCATCTGACCCCGATAAAGTCATGAAGTATCTTGCATTGTGGCTCAAAGCCCGTGAAATCAAAGCAGGAACCTACACAGGAGCGCAGTTGATCCGTGTTAATTACACCCCATAGCCCGGCACGAAGCAGTAAGGAGTCAACCAGGTGAAATTGTCCGACCTGTTTAAAACGAAATCCGCCCGCGCCCATGAAGAGCGTATGGCAACTCTCCAAAGAGATATTGCTCGAGAAAAACGCCTACGTGCCGAAAACGCCACAAAAGCGTCCATCATGCGCTCAATCTTTGGCGCCCAGACGCAGGCGCAAATGTCCGGCTTACAAAACGAGCTATTCCCATCATCCGAAAAATCACAAGGTTCTCTGACCAGATATTCCACCCTTTATGCCTCCAGCAACGACCGCCTCCGACGCCTGTCCCGCATTGCCCTGTTCGAGTCTCCGGCCGGTGCCGCAATGGCCGGACGCCTTGCAGAAACCGTCGTAGGCTCTGGCCTCCGCCTCCGTGCCCAGCCGTACTGGGACATCATCGATCCTCGTGGAAATCTGTCACCCGAATGGCGGGCAACATGGGTCCGCAATGTCGAACAGCGCTATCGCCTCTGGTCCAACTCCTACGCCCCGGAATACAACACTCGCCGCAATCTTCCCCAACTTTCCCGTGCCGCCTTCGACTACCTTTTGCAAGATGGGGAATACTTTGCATTGCTCCGATACGCCAATACCAGCCGTGCAAACCCCTTGACCATCCAGCTCATACCACCGGAAAATATTACCGGCGGCCACACCAATACCCCAGGCAATGAGGTCGTCAACGGCATCGAGTACGACGGCTATGGCCAGGCGATAGCCTACTTCATCCTCGACGACAAAACCGGACAGACCACCCGCGTCTCACGTTTCGGCCCTAAGTCCGGCCGCGTGATGATGATCCATAATTTCCTGTCAACAAACGAAAAGCAACGGCGCGGAGTCCCGTACTTTGCTAACTGCATCGAAGAGCTAGCAAAAATCGGCCAATACGAAACGCTTGAAATTCAGGCCGCCGTCGTCAATGCCATTTTCGCAATGTTCATCCAACCGCCTGACGATATGGATGGCGAGCCGATACTAGGTGGAGGCGCCGCTCGTACCAAGGCAAGCACCGAATCCGAAACAGTCAGCGCTGATCCTGCTACCGATGAATGGGTAAACCACGCCGCAAGCCTCGACTTCACCAAGGGCGGCGCCATACTCGATGCCCTACCGGCCGGGCATACACCGCACAGTTTTGACACTAAACGACCAAATGTAAATTTTGGCAACTTCTACGACACGGTGCTGAAAAATCTTTCCAGCGGTCGTGGTATGCCACTCTCTGCTGTCCAACTCCATTTCAATCAATCCTACTCCGGGGCCCGTGGCGAACTGCTCATGTTCTGGATGGCCGTCACTCGCTTCCGTGAAAATCACGGCTTCGATTTTGAAGATGACATCTACCAAATGTGGTTTGCCGGCGAACTCTCTCGTGGACGCATTGAAGCACCGGGATATTATGACTCAGAAGATATGCGACTGGCGTATACCAATGCCATGTGGGTAGGCAACCGCTTACCAAATATGGACCCCGAAAGCCTAGTCAAGGCAAATATCCTGGAACACGAACACGGATATAAGACAGGTGAAATGATTACCGCTGAAACGAATGGAGGTGATTATTACGAGAACCTCCGCACCATCAAAGAGGAATTTAAACGACTCTCAGAAATTAAGACCCCGACAACTCAATCAGTGGCACCAAGTAATACTAGTCAAAATAGAGGAAGCGAGTAAATGCCGCAAGCAAATGTTGCAGAATGGATTATTGTAGCGCTAACATCTGTGGGTATGCTCGGGTCAATTATCGCTGCGCTTGTAAAAGTGTCCACAGCCCTCTCTCGTAATACCGACGCAATTGACCGCCTGACCGAAGTCATGGATAAGCAGGACGCTCGTATCGGTGAGCTGGGAGAAGTCATCGATGACCACGAGGGCCGTATCGTAGCCATTGAAACAGTCCACAGGATACGGGGCTGTAATGATAGTGAGGCTCATCGTGCGAATATATAACTTATCACCAACAAAAGAAAATTATTATTCTCAGCGTAATAATAAAATCGACCCAAACAATACATGTAAACCAACCGCCACCGTCGAAGCATTAGCTATCGCCGGATGGCCGTTTCCGAAAAGCGACAAGCACCCGCAGCCCGAGGATGCTCTAACGGCGCTCTGCCGAACCGAGCGCGGTTATGCGGTCATGCGCGAAGTTGACAAGCGATCGCGCGATCGCAACCCGAACGAGTATTGGGAGGTCATCGCCTGGGCGATCAATGAGGAGTGGTATCCGACATATCGACCGCTTATCGGCCCTCGGTGGAATTGGACCCTCCGAGAAGTGCTCGCCGGAATTGCTCGTGGCATTCCCTTTGCCGCATCGACGACCATGACGGGCGGAGGGCATATCGTTGTGATCGTCGGCTTCGAGACGGCCCAGGACGAAAAGCTGTACGACTCGATATCGCTCGACCTCGCGGCTGTCAAGACGATCATAATCGACGATCCGTATGGTGACCGGACCTCGGGAAAGTACGATCTGACGAAAAGCGGATGGAACAACCGATACTCGCTCGCCGATTTCAAGCAATTCTGGACTGGTGTCGGCGTACAAATCAGACCGAATAGATAAGGAGTAGTCCGATGAAAGATTTTATAAAAGCACTTTTTACAGATGGCGAATGGGATGGCGATGCAACGAAGTTTGTAGGCTTTATTGTTGTTGTCGCCGGACTTGTCGGATTTTTTATTGGCGCCCGTGGGTTCGAGTTTATACTTGCCTTCGGGTCTGGCCTGATTGCAACCGGCAAATTCTCTGCTCAGGGCTAATGAAACGCTATGTCATCACCGCAATCATCGCCGCAATACTTGGCGCTTGCGTTGCTCTGGCTATTGTTATGCCCCGTAATGCCAGTGAGACCTCAAAGCTTAGAGCCATCGCAGATGAGTACCGAACAGCTCTTGATACTAGCCGACAAGAGCTTGACGCGGCTAGAAGCGCGCTTGACAGAGCGGAAAGCGCAAATCGAGAGCTTGCAGGAAGAATTGCAGACCTCGGCAAGTCTCTTGAGTCAAGCGCGGTCATCGCTGGACAAATCCGAAGCGGCATTGACGGAGACCTCGATGAAACTAGAATCGCTCATGACGCGATACGAAAAGCTCTCGGTACAATTCGACGAATACAAGACGCAATCGGAGAAGCAGATCAACGCTCTATCCCTTGAATTGCGTATCTACAAAACAACTACTTATGTCGCAGTACCAACAGCGATAATTTCTATCATGATAATAATCGGTATGATGATGGGATGGTGATAATTGGAAGCGCATACATTTAGGTATCAGTACAGAAAAGAAGGCGAAGAATTTCCTTTTTTCTTTGCGTCCGATTTACACCAAGATGAAATCGGATTCAATGAACAGCAATTTGCAACAGATTTTGATAGAGCAAAGCGAGATAAAGCCCGCATCTTCCTGAATGGCGACATATTCGGTGCAATCCTTCCGCAGGATATTAAGCGCTACTCTCGTGGAAATGACCCAAACGATACCGATGGGATAATCAACGTCATCGTTGAACAAGCTGAAAATAGACTTGCCCCGTATGTAGACAATATCGACATGATTGGAATAGGTAATCACGAAACAGCTGTTCTCAAATACCATGCAACAGATATTACCCGTATGCTCATAGCATTTCTTAATCGCCGCCGTAATCCGAAACTCCCGCCCATACGCCATGGCGGTTATACCGGCTTTATCCGCATGGTCTTTGACCGTGTTGGAGGAGCCAATGCTCATGCGCTTGTAATTTTTTACAACCATGGTCAAGGCTCAAGCGCCGAAGTAACCGACGGTATCATTGACGCGAAACGCCGATTGTATACCCGCTCTGATATTATCTGGTTGGGCCATAAGCATCGAAGATGGGCCCATGAGATCGAACCTGAAATTGGAATCAATAACTTTGGGAAAATCTATGTCAAAAAGCGTTATGCCGTTATGACAGGGTCATATCTGCAAAGCTCTGCAGAAACAGACGCCACGAAAAACGGATACCGCCAAAACTTTGCGGAGGAACGCATGAGGACACCTCAAGGAACTGGCGGTATACGATGGACCGCAATAGTAGGACGAGAATTCTTATATCCGGAGTTTGTTATATGACCACCCATGACCAAGTACATCATCCTAACCATTATACCTGGATACCAGGCCACGAATGTAAGGACGTTACTGCACATTTTGATTTTTTGCGTGGTTCTGCAATCAAGTACATTTGGCGCTCAGGGCGTAAGGCAAACACATCCGAGCAACAGGACCTAGAAAAAGCGATCGAATGCTTGCGTGCTCGGATTGAATTTCTTAAAAAATCGTAGTTTCCCTTGACAGATTTGCAGTTACCGCATATATATAGTGTATGATTTTGTAGACAGGAGACGCCATGTCGAAGCGCATTGATATATCCGGAGAAATCGGATGGGAAGTTACCGCTTCAGCTATCGCCGAATCGCTCCGTGCTGCCGGCGGTGATGATTTGGATATCGCCATCGCTTCTCCTGGTGGTAGCGTTTTTGACGGCATAGAAATCTATAATGCCATCCGGGACTATAAACGGATGTACCCAAAATCACAAATACTTATTACTCTCAAAGGCCTGGCCGCTTCCATGGCGTCGTATATCGCATCATCTGACGTTGCCGACATGGTGCTTGCCGAAGACAATGCCGTATTCATGATTCATAACCCCTGGATGCTGGTCATAGGAGATTACCGAGAAATGGCCAAGCAGGGAGATTTTCTCTCCGGCCTCGCATCCCTCATGGCCAACGCCTACTCCTCGCGCACGGGCAAGTCGAAAAAAGATATCCAGTCCATGATGGACGCGGAGACCTGGCTGTTCGGCGAGGAAATCAAGGCCGCTGGATTCGTCGATGACATAGTTCCGGCTTCTGAGAAAAGCAACGACAAGGACAAGAACGACGATAAAAAGGCCGCCGCCCTGTCAACCGCCCGCATGAAGTTCGAGGCGATGAAAGCCGCAGCCGCAAAGCGTGCAGACCCGAAAGCCGATGCGCTCAAGGCCGCAGCTATGATGTCCATTCTTACCGGCTCGAACGCTTTGACCGGTGAAAAAAATACACATTCCCCCGAATCAGGGGTAAACCAAAAGGAGGCAGAAATGCCAAAAACTTTAGCCGAGTTTCTTGCTCAGGGGGAAGCCGCAGTCGCAGAAGTCGAAAAACTCAAGACCGACGTTGTGGTCGCTGAACGCCTCAGGGTAAAAACTCTTAATGAAATGCGTGCGAAATATTCCGCACTTGGTGCAGTCGCCGAATTGATCGACGAAGCAATCGCTACCGGTAAAACCGCCGAAGACATCGCCCTTGCCGTAGCCGACCTGGTACTCGCCGCCGCAGAAAGTGCAAAAGCCATTGACGCAGGTACAAGCGATACCGCAACCGGCGAAAGTGCTGGACCGGTCAACGACTATCGCCCAATCCAGATCGTAAGGTAAGGAGGAGTATATACAATGATGACACCTATCGATTACAATTTTGATTTTCAGATTCGCGAAAACGGAGCTCAGGCTGTCGTTACGAATAATTTGGGCCGTACCGCTCTATTTGGCGAGCTTGTCTACCTTGGTGGGTATGTCGGCTATGTCGCCGAACCGGATGGCATTGCCAATGGCGCATCTGGACGTATCCAGCTTCTTGACCCTGAAGTTGAAGTTTCCACCGCTCAGGTTGAGGCTACCGACACTTTTACCGCCGGTAACGTTTTGTACTTCATCCCTGGCGGTTCCAGTGCGGCTGGCAAGCTCGTTGACGCCCCTGCCGATGGTTCTGTCCCTGTGGGGAAGATTACCGGAGCGTTCGGTTCCGCCGGAGCGCAGACCGCCGTCAAGTTCCGCCCGTTCCCCAGTTCCGAGGCGCTACCCGGCGCGGCTCTCAAGGTTGCCAGAGTGGTCATCGACGGAGCAACAGATTACTCGACTATTGGCAAAGCTGCCAACATTCCGGTCGGTTCAACAATCCTTGATGTGATTGCCGTTGCTACCGCTACCCATTCCGGCGGCACCGCGCAGGTGATGAACGGCTCATCTGCAGTCCATACAGCAATCGCCATGGCAACAGATGGGGCTGTAACCCGCATGAGCGCTGGTGTTGACGACACCAAGCTAGTCGTTACTGACGCGGTAACTGTAAAAACCGCTGCACTCGGCGATGCTGGCATCGTCATCATCCTCTATGTCTAACCGGCGAAAATCTGAAAGGAGAAACTAGAAATGAACGATATCAAAGTATACAACAAAAAGGTCCCCGGATCAATTCCTACCGGTGGCCTCTACAGTAATCCAGTCGTCTTGGTAACCGAACCTCGGATCGGGCAGCGATTCCGTGATTCCTCTGCGATCAATTTTGACCGTGTGTTCAAAGGCGCCCCGCTTCCTAAAATCGGTCCATCTGGCACCGACTACTCTAAGCATGAGGTCTACGGCGGCGCTATCCATGTCCCCCAGAAGTGGGCTGACGGCCGTATTGAGTCTGTCTATGAGCGTGTCATCTCCGGTCGCATCAAGGCTGATGCCAAAGGTGCACTAACCGGCAACACCCTCATCCCCGATTGGGCCCAGCTCTGGGATGCCATGCGTATGGACCTTACAATCCGCAAAAATGCACTCCCGACAGTCCGTCAGTTTTTGTACAACGTCTACGTCCGCCCGGACGCCGACAAGAAGAATAATCTGACAGAAATGCTCCCCTATGGGATCGTCTTTGAGAAGAACAACGGAACAGGCCAGCCAATCCGTATGGGTGATAAAGGCGAGGGCCAGAATGCCACCGTTGATATCGAATTGTACGCTGCTGGCTTCACCTGGGACCTGCTCGCAAAGCTCTTCGACAAGAGCCTCGACATGACCGCACTCAATGACGCAGTCGCTGTTGGGTATAACGCAAAGCTTGACGATCTCGCCATCCGCCCGATTTTTGAATATGGTTCCTATGGTAACGCAGGGACCGCAAAGCATACCGCAGCCTCCACCATCTCCGGGGCCCGCAGGGAAGAGCTCCTGTACACCACGCTGGCAAATGCACTCGATGACCTCGGCAAGCGCAAAGACCCATCTACTCAGAACAAAATCGATCCTACCGGATCGTATCTGCTCTGCTCCGGCAACGTCGCCCGCCATGCCGCCCGTGTCATTAATGGACTACCTCAGAACACTGGCAACGTGCCTCTTGGCGCCCTATCAGAAATCGCTGGTATCATAGCTTATGATGGCGATACTGTCATTGGAAGAGATGGCAATACCGTGTACGAAGGGGTAGGCGATACTTATGCCTACCTGGTCAAACCGAACAGGTATCTTGACATCATTGTGAAACAGGGCTTGACCGCTGAAATTGACCCCCAGCCTGATGTGATGACTCTGGCCCAGGAACAACGTGCCTGGTGGTTTGCCGAAGGGGTCTATAACGACGAAGGCCTGGCTAACTACGTCCAGAAAATCACACTGCCCGCATGGTAAAAGGAGCGTCGCCGATGAAAGCGAAAGTAGATATTGACGCCGTAATCGGCGGCGTCCGCATCCATGTCAAAGCTGGCGACCAGCTTCCGCAAGCACTTATTGACCATTGGCTCGTGTCAGATTCTATGGTCCGTGCCATTAGGCAGGGGTTGGTCGAGGATGATGATGATCCTGCGCCTATTGTCGCACCAACCCAACCCAAAAAGCCAAAGTCAGTCCCGGCGATGGCTGTAGCGGAGGATGGCGACCTGTGAACCTGTACGACCGCGCACGGAAAGACACCGCCCGCATACTGGGGAGGGAGGCAGGATTCACCGTCCCAGCCGTCTTTACCTCCCCTGCAGGCGTCGAGTATTCCGTGCGCGGTTTCTTTATTGACGTGAATTTCGATATCGACCCGACAACCGGCCTCCCGATAGTTGCCCATCGCGTCGCCTTCTCTGTCTCGCGGTACGATGCCGACGGCGTTGACCAGTTCCCGGGCGCGAATCCAGCCGATACTGCAGGAATATGGCGCTGTCGGTTTACCAATTCCGTTGGCGAGTCGTCAACGTGGATTGTTGAAAATCCTGCGCATGACCGCACGCTTGGGCATATCACCATGCAACTTAAAAAACTAACGGCGAGGAGCGTGTAATGGCCGTAGCGATTCCAACCCATGCTACCCTGAAGGCTAATATCGTCGCCGCATTGCGAGAAGTTGCAACCGCCGAAAAATCTGTCAGCCCTTACCGTGATTTTGTCGTTACCCATGACCGGTGGAGGCCGTGGATCGAAAACCAACAGGGCGTAGCGCTGGTCAATGTCATGGTCGATAGTGTCAAATCCGGTGGTGGGGGCAGCCGCCAAAATATTACAGACCTCATATCGGTCAATATCGATATGTACGTACTTGGAACTCACGAAGAGCAAACAACCATCGACCAAGCGACCGGCCTTGAAACGATGACTCTTGTTCCGATCGACGAAGCCGCCGCCGCACGGCTTGACCTGCTCACTGCTCAGGTACGGCACGCAATCACGAGAATGAAAAATGGAGACATCGGATTCTCCGCCGGACAAATCGTCCCGAACTTTGGATCCGCAACGCTGACCATCTACACCCAGGAAGGCGAAGATTCAACCGGAAACTATGCTCCGGCTCGATATTCTTTCGACGTGACAGCCTCGTACACCCCGGCCGATGATGCCGAAATCGTGGCGCTTACCGAAATTAACATAGGATTCAATCAAGCCCTGGAAGATTGGGGCAGTAAATATATATATCACGTCAAGCCGTAACCAAAAGGAGGCCCCGTCATGCCTATCAGTTTTGAAATCTTCCCGTCGTATCGGCGGGCGAGTATGCGCCAAATAGAGCTCAAGGGAGTCAAGCGCTCAACAGCGTCGCCGTACATCCCTGAAAAAATACTCATTGTCGGTCAATATCTCGCCGCAAAAACCGCAGTAGTCCCAGGCCAGATCGTCCAAAAAATGAGCGCCGACGAAGTGGGCGATTACTTTGGCTACGGATCAGAAATCCACCGGCAGGCGTTATGGATTTTCGATGCGCTCGGCGGATTCTCCGAGAATGTCTATTGCGTCGCCGTCGCTGCCCCGTCCGGAGGTGTAGCCGCCACTGGTACCGTCACCATCACTGGCGATGCCACGTCGTCCGGGACATTGTACTTCTCCCTGGGGGGTACGCTCTACCAAATCAATGTCGCTTCTGGTGATACTGACGATGAAATTGCCGCCGCTCTCGTGGCCGCCATTACCGCCGATATCGCCGCTCCGTTCACCGCCGCCGTCGGTGGCGTCGGGAGTGAAAACGTAGTCACGTTGACGTGTAAGCAAGAAGGCGCCAATGGCAATGAGCACTACATGATGCTCAACCCCGATGGCGATAGCCAGCAAACACAAAACCCGTCTGGCCCAGTGGTAACTTTTTCCGGTTCCGGCTACTTCGCTTCCGGCGCCGGGACACCCGATGTGAGCACTGCGTTCATCGGCACCGGCGGCATCGACAACCTCGGCGATACGTGGTATACGCTCATATCCTGCCCGTATACCGACTCGACCGCGCTCGCCGCGTACAAAACCGCGCTCAATCGCCGCATGGAAGCCAGCCCCAACCGCCTCGCTGGCGCCGTGGTCGGCTACACGAAACTCACCTACGCCCAGTACGCCGCCATCCCCGCGACGATCAACTCGAAGCACATCGCGCCGGTATGGGACGCCCGCAGTCTCCACCCCGCCCACGAGCTTGGCGCCGCCGTCCTCGGCCTCGTCGCCGCATCTGCCAGTGTTGACCCGGGCCGCCCCTTCATGGGCCTTGAGCTTCCCCTCGCGGTCAAGTCCGGCGTGTTCGACATCCCCTACGCCCAGGCCGATGCGCTCTTCCGTGCTGGCGGCGGCTATCTCAAGTTGTCCTCGTCCGGATCATTGCAGATCGGCGACCTCGCCTTATCGTACCGCCTGACCAGCGCCGGCGCCGCGACCGAAGAGTGGTTCGCTCTCGTTCAGCTCACGCTTCGCCAGGTCAAAGCGTACCAGGCCGAGCAGGTCTTCCTCGCCGATCCGTACACGCGCGGCATGGTCGGCTCAAATGACATCGTGACCGCCAAGGATTACGTCATCAAGCCGAACAAGGTCAAGGCGGACCTCTACCGCCTCGTGGACTCCTGGGCCTCCGAGGGGTGGACGAAAAACCCGGAGACGGTCAAGGCCACGATCAGCGCGGAGATCAACGAGACGTACAATTCCCGCATCGATGCCGAGCTGACCGACGACGCCGCCGAAGCCTTACGCATCATCGCGGTCAAGCTGGCGTTCCTGTACTAGGCCGGCGCGGCAAGAAAGAAAGGAGTGAAAGGAAATGGCTGAAATACTACAGGGCGTTGCCCGAGAGCTGATCGTCGATGGTATGGAGCTTGACCCCGCCGAGGGGTCCGAGCTGTCGTATACACTGTCTGGCCGTGCCGGGGTAGTCCACCTCGCTGGCAATGGAAAGGTCTATGGAGAGTCCAATCCGCACATTGGTATGCTCAAGCAAGATGTTGCCGTCAATGCCGACGTATACAAAAAGCTGAAAGCAATCCAGAATGCCGGGCGATTCGTGTCAGTGTCGTGTTCGACCGCCGGTAACGACCTGCTCATAGGCACAATGGCAATCGGTAACGATGGCGGTCTTGAAAATGTCAATGGTATTGTGTCGCTCGAGATGCACGGGACGCTGGATATAGCGTGAGAAAAAACAAGCCCTCTGCCGTGCGCACGGCATGGATCGAAGACCGGGGATGCCTCTCAACGATGCACACTTTCCCCGCCGAATCGTAGGTCGGCACCGTGCCCGGCGGGGGGTATTATTATCCGGGCAATTTTCCCACCCAGGAGGTAGTAAAAATGGAAACGAAAATCACGAAAGAAGAAGCCATCGCCACAATAAAAGAATGGGCTGAATTCCTTGATGTCAATACCGATACGGAAGATTTCACCTCCGCTCTCGATGTCCTTGTCCGTCCGGTCATGTCTGAGCGCCTTGCGTTCGACGCTGATAGAGAGGTGTTCACCTTGAAATTAGCGTCCCCAATTGTCATGGAAAAATCAACCAAGGAAATTGTCGAAATCAAGGAACTTACTCTTGAAGAAAAGCGAGCAATCGAGCGTTTTAAGGATACTGAAAAAATCAGTATGGTAGAAGCAATCTATGCAAAAGCCGCTGGGCTTACAATCGCCGAAGCAAGTCGCATCAAAGGACGAGACTTTTCTGTTATTACTGCAATCAATCAGGTTTTTTTCTCGTAACCCGGTACAAATACCGGGAACCCACAGGCGACGACCTACGAGCTGGACTTCTCGCTTTACACTTCGGCGGCGCATTGCCATTTGATCGGATTGAGCGACTGACCAGCCGTCAACTTGACCGCTACTATCGTATTTATGAATGGCAGGCTGTCGAAGAGCAAATTCGGGATGAGTATCTACACCCCGCACCGCCCGCAAAACCAAAACCACTTCCGAAGCCAGACCGAATGGCAGAACTCATCCGTGAACGAATTGCAAAAAATAGAAGGTGAAAAATGCTCGCCAGAAATGACGGGTAAGTTTTTATCCTTAACAAATTTCAATCAAGCGTA